GTAGTCCTCATCAATGATCTTGTTGATGTTGTCTTGGATCAGGTTTCCGAACTGCAGGCCCGTCGTCCGGTGCTTGTTGTTCCGCTGTTCGAACTCGCTGACAACGTTGCCTACATTGGCCAGCTTCGGGAGCGAGAATGTGAAGGTAACCTCGCGGGGAACGCGGGTCAACGACCACTGGATGAAGTGGGCATCGATAAACGCCGCAGGCCGTGCCAGCGCTTCTGGCGGTACACCACCCGTGTCATTGACACACTCATCAGGAGTGAAGAAGTTGTACTTGTATTCCGCCATCAGGTTCTTGACAGTGGGCACGTCGACGACGTAGAACAGCTTGGACGGTTGGGAGATTGTCATGATCCCTCGTCAAACGTCTCAATGGTGACGAAGTATTTGTCAGCGATGAGGTCGCCCTGCATCGTGTCCCGGTCACGGTACTTGAAGGATAGTGTGGTGCGGGAGTTGAAGGTACCGCGGCCCGTGAACACACGTGACCCAGGAACAATCCCGCGCAGCGTGTATGGTAGGAACTGGAACTCGGCCTGCTGGTTTTCTGTGATGGGGACGATCTCTCCGTTCTTGATCATCAGATTCAGCGCTTCACGTCCGTAGGGTGTCGCGCATGTCTGCTGGACGTCGACCTCAAAGTCGGCAGGATCGATCATGACATTGAAGACACGGTCAAACTGCTTGGGCGTGACGACTTTCTGGTTGAGGGCGGCCGGGTCCGATGCTGATGACAACGTGTCACGCAAGCTGGTGATCGTCTGGAACGTGTGCATCGTCACCGGGACGTACCGGGGCGTGATGCGTGTCAAGTTTGCTTCCAAGTTGCCAACGACCTGTAGTTGATCAACCGTCTTGACTGCTGGGCTTGCAGGTTGGATTGCCCGAAGCTGTGAAGACAGGCTGCTGAAGCCCGCGACGCCCGCTGGATTGGAAAGCTGAGGCTGTGCAATCGCCAACGGCGAGCTGCTGAACAGCGGAAAAGCGGGAGGATCGATAGCCGTCGTGTGGAACATCAAACCCCCGACGGGCGCCAGTGGGTGGGCCGTGTTGAACGACGGCAAGCTTGTCCTCATCCCGATCTGCTCGACCAGGTGGGCGACAGAGTGCTCCGTGATCGTCTTGACGAACGCAGCGTCCAGCGGCGGCGGCACATTGGCCATGTCGAAGTTGTACTCCGCAACGTTGATCCCTGTCATCAGCTTGATGTAAGCCTCAAGAATCTGACTGACGACGTGGTTTCGCAGGAGCTCAGCCTTCTGTTGGGTCGACATGAACGAATACGAATCGTCACTCAATGCGGCCTGAACGTTCTTCAGGCCGTCACGCTCTGCCACCGCCGCGTTCGCGTACTCTACGCCCTTGTCGATCGACTTCGATGTGCTGGTGTCTGCGTTCTGACTGAAGTCCATCGTCGGGATCGCGTTGACGATGTCTTGCAACGACGGCCGAGAAGACAACGGTAGCCAGGTGCCCATCGACGTCCTGACAGGGAACCGTGACATCTCGAACAAGAAGCGCTGGGGCTTGTAGACGATGTCGCTGTTGACCATGTCCACCTTGTAGACGCAGACCTGGACCAAGTCATTGCGCCTGTTGGTGAACGACGCCCGGCTCTGGTTCTGGATGTTGACCTTCTGCTTGATGCGCTGGGTGAAACCCTGCGGAATGCCGACCGTCACGATCCGCTTGTTCGCGCCCTTGGTTGCTGAGAACTCCGCCGTTCCGAAATACCCGTAGATCGCGTTACGCATTGCCAGGGGTACCTCAGACTCGTCCAAGATCTTGAACTCTTGGCTGTCATCGGTGTCATGGCCGTACTCCCGCTGCCAGGCTGGCACTGTCTCGTTGGCTGCACGGATCAGGTTGGTCGTCGTTGCAGCCAGCATCTGGATCTGCTGCTCGCTCAGCAACATGCTCAACAGCTGCGTATTGTTGCCGAGGATGCCAGCGATGGTTTGGAGCGCCTCCACAGACGTCGGGCTCTTCAAGTAGTTGCTGATCCCCTTGAGGCTCCCGCTCAACGTCTGCAATACGTGCAGGATGCACATGGTCAAGCGCTGCACCCTGGCATTCTCTTGGGTTGCTCGTGACATCAGTTCGTTGATCGAGTTCCCATGTTGTGTGGTCGTCTGTGAGACAACGTAGGTGACCGTCCCCTGGAAGAACGTGTTGAAACCCGACTGTGTCACACCGGTCAGGCTGAGGCTGCCGTAACGTGCGATCGCCGAAATGATGAGGTCGAATGCAACCATCGCTACGACAGTGTCGAGGTAACCTCCGTACACCGTGAAGTTGTTTGCGATCGCTTGAGTCTGCCGGAACCTGCTGATGATCTGGCCCATCAGGTTGATGATGTAGTTGGTGAGCGGCGTACCGGCTTTGAGTGCAGTTGCAACGCCCTGCGGGTTGAGAGCGCTTGAACTGTTACGCTGGAACCTGTCAAAGTTCCGCTCACCCAACAGCTGGACAGCGGCGCGGCTACGTGGCAACGCTGCCTGGAGTTGCGTATTGATCTGGGCAATCAAGGTGTCGACCAACGGCGTGTTGTCAGCCGTCGTCGATGACGTGAAGTACGGAACGAACGTGTTGTACGAACGCGAGATCTTCGCCAGCACGTACAGGAACAGCGAGGTCTTGACCCCGTTGTCCTTCCGGGCGAAGGCGAAGATGCTGGCGAGCCTGTCATCCTGCAACATCTTCGACGTGTTGCCGTTGGCATCGACTAGCCCGGACTTGATGTTGGTCAGCAGGTCCGACGTAGTGTCCAGGATGCTACCCTCGAACCGCTTGGCCACGTCAACCGACGTGTATGCCGCGTGAGGCTTCTGCAACAGGTTCATCGAGTCGATGACCACGTTGAACGAGTTGTATGCGTTGTCTAGGATCTGGGACAACGTGTCGATGTTTTGGGTGTTGAACCCAAGGCCGGCGGGCACATCAGGACCGGGGCTGGCGACGTTGACAGGTTGTAGGACCTGGTCAAAGTAGAAGTCGCCTCCGGGCGACAGGGTCCCAGTGTCTCCCTCGACGTACTTTGACTCGAACGTCAGGACACCAGTCGAGCCTTGTGTCTGCTGAGCGATCGATGTCAGGGCCGTGGTCGCCTGAGCGGGGAAGTCGGTGATGTTGTTTCCGAACTTGCCCAGAACACTGTCAAACACCGTCGTGTTTGGGACACCGTTGGTGACCGAGTAGTTGTAGTTGGTTTGGAGCGCGTTCTTCAGGTTCTGCTGGGTCAAACCGTACGAGTACCTGTACTCCGCCGACAACAGGTGTGCCAGAGCAGCGATCCTCGCTTCTTCGTTCTTGAACAGAACGTTCTGGTAGATCGTCGTGAATGCAGGCTTGATGACGTTGACTGTCTGTGCCGTCAGCGAGGGTTGCAAGCTGATCAGCTCAGACAGTGGTGGCAGGTTGGGTACGTTTGTCGACAGGGCAAACCGTGCGACTTTCGGGTTCAGGATCGTCGTGGGGTTGACATCGTTTCGCTGGTATGACGGATCGATGTCAAGGAAGTTCAACGTGTGGGTCTTCAGCGCGTTGGTCAACTCGACCAACGCTTGCATCCAGACCTTTGATGACGCATACGTCTCTCGTACTGTCGTGGGCTTGTACCCCAGCTCAGCCAGAGCATCGACCAAGCTGAAATCGAACGGGTGGAGTTCAATGAGGTGCAACGGAAGGATGTAACGACGAATCTCGGGATCGGGCTGCGCACTTGGCGTCGACTGATCGTAGTTGGCCTGTAGCAGACTTCCAACCAGGCCCGGGTTGACGGTGTAGATGTCATGGCGGAGGTCGAGCTGCGCCTTCTGCGCCTCGATGATCCTGACCAGGTTCAAGAGGAACGACGAGTTCTGTGACAGGTTGTTCAGCGCGTTCTGGAGCGTGTCTTTCCGGTTACGAAAGATCTCAGAGATATTGGTGAATCGCTGGCCCAGGGTCCTGATGAAGAACCGGTTGTTGAACGTCCGCAGGTTCCGCATCTGGATCTGAGTGTCGAGGAACCTGCCCGCGTCGGTCATGTACGGCTCGATGCCCGCGCGCTCCATGTAGTTGATGAAGGGAGGAGCTGAGTGAACGACATCACGATTGAACAGCGGCTGGAAGCTGGTCACCATGATAACCTCGGGACGCTCCTGAGCGACGCCGGTCACCTGTTCATACGGCTGGAACTTCGTCGCTGTCGTTGTGAAGCCTTGGTTCGCGCGGGGGTCGTACTCCTTACCTGCGTCCAGGTTCAGGTGGTACGTCGGCAACACCGTGTTCCAGTCGGTGTGGATGGGCAGGATGATGTGGTTTCCTGTCACCAGGTGTTGTCCGATCTCAGACAATGACGGCGTCGCAAACCGGGTCACCGTCCCGGGCGAGTGCAACATGATTGGGGTCGACAGGTGGATCTGCGATGTCGGCAAGGTGCCGAGCGAAGCTGGATGGGTAGCTTGCGTGTAGTTGGTCGCCTGTGTGACCAACGAAGAGACCAGGGGTTGGACAGCGACGCTGCCAAAGTTCGCAAAAGAGCTGTTGTTGACTCGTAGCGTCCTGATCATGGTGCATCTACAATTACGGTGTTGGTCGTCGCTGCAGTACCAACCTTGTAGTCGTTCATCACGGGGATGATGACATAGTTGATCGGACCGTTGTCGTAGTGCGTCACAGGGTGGAAGTACTGGCACGCTCCGTATGGGAACTCTGAGTGGGCTTTGCCCAAAGCAGTCCTGACCCCGTTTACGGTCTTCAAGATGACAAAGTGGTCGACCTGCGTGATGTCGCCGTTGACTTGCCAAGTAATGATGTTGAGGCTGCGGTTGAACGGCGTCGCCGTCTGGTTGATGATCTTTGCAGTGTCATTGTCGAATGAAGCCTCAACTGTGGTGATGGATCCGACAACGCCGAACGCCATCGGGTCCTTGGCGTGGCGTTGAGCCGCACCCTTCGATGACACGATGACTCCCCGCGTCAACGCTAGCGGGTGACGGAACTTGGCAGGGTTCCAGGTGTAGGGCTTCTTCGTCGAAGCATCGGTCGATGTCTTGGTGTAGTTCTCAAACAACGTCTCGGCTTCACGAAGCAAGGGGTAGATCTCATACCGGTAGATGTGACCGTACTGGAGGGCCGACACCGCCTGCGTCTTCCTCAACACGCTGTCTTGGAAGTTGGGGCTTGTCACCGTCCCAAAGTTCTCTCGGATGCCCGTGGTCAAGTCGACTCGCTGCACTTGGTGTGCGATCAGGCTTGCCAACTGGTCACGCTGGTTAGCGATGTCACCCGTGAAATACTCCGTCAAGTTCTGGTTCTTCAACATCTGCTTGATGTTGTCCATGTCCGTGTTCGTCGTCGAGGTATTGATGACGAACGAGACGTCTGGTGCGCTATCATGGTTGACGACCAGGTCAGTGATCGACGTGTCAACCTGACCCGGTGCAGGAGTGATGAACTCGATCGTCACGTCACCGAAGTCTTCAGTGTCACCATCCAGGTAGATCAACCGAGCAACGTATCTGTAGATGTTGCCTTGTGTGACGTCGGTGTCGAGCGTGGTGACCAGGTCTGCCTGTCGTGCCGCATCATCGACAAAACCCACGTCGCCATTGACGATGTCGTAGTCCAACGCGGATTGGTGGGTCGTCAGGTTCCACTTCAGGAACTGGATGGCGACGCACCGGGTCGGGATGCTGCGTGCCTCGAGCTGGATTCCTTGAGGGACTTGCAAACCCGTCAGCGCCACGCTGCGCAACGGCGTGTAGTGACGCGGTCGGATCACGGTGTTGGTGTAGTCAAAGCCCAGGGCTCCCTGCGCGCCGACAGGGACGGCACGGTAGATAGCCGCTGAAGCAAGCGGGACGTCTACCTTGATCTGCAGCGCCTCGTGCTTTGATGTCAACGGGTATGTCCCGATGAGGCTGTACGAATCGATGTCTTGGGCTGCTGCAAAGACGGTCTTCTTGTAGACCTGTACCGATGTTGCACCGGGGTCGATCTGCTTGATCTGCAGCGTACCATAGGTCGAACTGGGAGTGACCGACGCCTTCACGATGGGCGGCAGTTTGGGCGTGTTATAGACCTGAAGCTCTTTAGAAATGTTCAGCGTCTTGGTGATGCTGTCGACGGGCTCATTGCTGTCGCGGTTGAGCAGATCGAACTGGACGAATGCGTTCGTCAGGTCAGCGTGTTCCAAGCGCAGCAAAGCAGCTGGAACCACGACTGTCTCCGTGATCTCCTGCATTGTCCTAGTGAAGTTCCGCATCACATGGACCAAGTCGTCATCGACAAGATCGTCAGTCGTTGCCGGCGGTACATCAGTCGTCGCCGGAAACAGATGGTAGTTCAGCAACTGGGACGCAGGATCAGTCGCTGACTCCAGAGCTCGAGAGGTGTTCGAAAACCCTTGCCTGATCGCTGTTGACGATTGCGACCTTGGCGTCAGTGCAAAGATGTACGATGGATCCAACGACTGTCGTGCGATCATGTCCTGCATCACCTGTTGCGGGTTCAGCAGAGCGCTGCCAGAGATAGTCGTGGAAAGATCTGACACGATCAACGAATTTGATACCCGGTTGAGCACCGGTTGTGGGTCGTTGTCCCGCTTCGCATCGCTCGCTCGAATCGTCTGGAGCTGGGGTCCATTCAGCTGCGGGATGTCCTTTGGATCGACCTGTGCCAGCAACTGGTGGAAGATCTCGTTGTTGAGGTAGGTCAGGATGTTGCTGTTCCTCGACGCCAACACGTATGTCAGCCGTTGTTGAGCGACCTGCTTTGCGTGTAGCAGCTGGTTCCTGATGTTGTTGACGAGGGCGCGCGTGTCAACGATGCCCCGCTGCGTCACTCCGAGCAGCGGCTGTTGGGGCACATACCTGCTGATGACTTGGATCTTGACGATATTCGCGTTTTGGTTCAGGGCACGGCTGGGGTTGACGGCGTAAGTGAACTGGAACTCCAGGTCGCCGTTCGAACGTACGTTGACCAACTGGGCGAAGTCGTCATTCACCGTGACCAAGTTGGAAGTCTGTTGGTACCTGAAGAACACGGCATCACCTCACTGGAAGACGAGGGTGAACAGGTGGATGAACGTGTCGGTCCCTTTTTCATCGACTGTCACCTTGCCGACGAAGAAGATGTGGGCCGTCGGGTGGTTAGGATCTCCCGTCCGGTGCCGTCCATAGTCAACGATGTCGAGTTTCTTCAATGTGTCGTAGTTCTGCTCGAAGAACTGCCCCAGCAAGTTGTTGTTGATCGAGGTTGGGTCGAAGCTGATCTGCTTCATGTAGCCCAATGCCTCATAGTACCTCAGCTCATATGCGATCTGCTCGTAGCGTAGAGCCGACGACCAGAACCAAGTGTAGATGCCCCATGGGACGTATGCACCCAGGAACCTGACCTTGCTGACGTCTTGGATGCCCCAATCACCCAACGCTGACTCATCTTGGACCTTGTTGATCGGAGGCAGGTACTTGAAGTTGGGAAGGTTGCTGAAGCGTGGATCGCTAAAGATGCTGTCCAACGCGCTGACGTGGGTCGAGAACTGTGCCGGGTTCCTGATGGGCTTGGAATCGTTGATCTGGAATGTGACGGTCGATGGCCCCGCTGCAAAACCGTCGTCCTCAAAGAACGGGTCTACAGTAGACAAGACGCGGAGCTTGCTGAAGTTGTCGGCTGAGGCCCCCAACAACTCGTTGACCTGATCGGCAAAGTTGTCACCCCGAGCGGCTGACGTTCCCTCGCTCGGTGAGCTGATGATCGAGCTCGTCACGCCCGTATACGTGTAGTCAATGATCTTGCCGAATCCCGTGTTGATCCCAGAAGAGTTGCGGAACGGCAACACGTTCCCGGAGTCGTCGGCACGGAACGTGATCTCGTCCTGAGGCAGCTGGCACGATTCGAGGTAGATCCTCTGCGTCGCGTCCTGGCTGCCACTGGCCACGTCGGCGGCGTAGTGGGTCATCCCATCTGAGAACGACACGTACGCGATGTCGACGCCACCTTGTGCCAGTTGCCGGCGCCCCTCGATCGTCAGGATGGTGTCGAGGACGCGCGTCTTGTTGTCGAGAATGCCGCTCACGTTTCCCTACGACAAATATACCCCGTGCGTCTTCCAGGGGCCGTCGTCAAGAGCCCCTAGAACCTCTCACGAGCCTAATGCGTACGGGTTGGTGGCGTGCAGAGCTGTACGCCTTCTTGTATCTCGTGAGGTCACGAGGGGGCAGGATGGGGGCCGGTGGAGCCTCGGGGATTGGGAAAGGGTTCCAGTCGCCGGGTGAAAGACCTTGATCGACGATCGGGAACGTGTTCGATGTCGTGTCAGTCCTGTCGATCGACTCCGTCGGGATGAGGTACGTACCCCACGAGTAGTCGATACCCAACCAACGACCCTCCATGAACGATGATGACACAGCGGCCAATGAAGAGGAAGCCAAGCCCCACGTGTTGGCTAGACCGAACCATGAACCCGTGTGGAAACCGTCGTTGATGGTCGACGTTGTGGTGCTGGCACCGATCGTGTGTGCGCTGCCCCACATCGAACCCGTGTAGGTCGAGTTGACTTCGAGGGTTGTCAGTTCAAAGAACGTCGACACGGTGCCACCTCACGACATCGGGCGGATGCCGCCCCAAGGTAGGTAGAACCCATTCGTCGTGTGGAACCAGGTGTTTGCCGAGTCAGCTGTGGTCCACGATCCCACGTTTGCGCGGCCGAGCCTAGCGATTGGGAACCGACCCATCCGACGGATCTCAAGCGGAAGGACTTCTGGACCTGGAGAGTTGAAGTAGTTGGTGTCGCGCCCACCGGCAATGAGATCGACTGGGAGCAGTTCTGAACCGCCCAGGAACGGTGTGTCGCCCGCTGAAGAATCGAACCTGATGCCGTTGTTGTTGCCGCCCTGCGTGGCAACGAAGTTGTAGGTCGCCAGAGCGCAGCTGATCGGACCCTGTCTCGGATTGAGGCTGTACGCTACGCCCGAGATGCCGTCATCTTGGTAGGTGCCCGTCCGCCAGTCGACGCCCTGTGAGTAGTTGGACTGTCCCACGACGAACAGCCGGTGGATGGGATCGGGCTGCAGGGGCACCGTCTCATCTTCGGGCAAGCCGAAAGCAGCAAACTCGTCAGATGCATTGAAGTACCCACGGTTGCAGACAACGACGGCACCAGTGACATCATCGCCCCAGATGTACATCCTCCACCGGTAATCATCTGTGTGCACTGCAGGTGGGAAAATATGGCCTGCATTGAATGACGTCATCACGTATGTGTTGTTTGTCGCGTACTCGTTACCCAGGACGCCAGCAGGCGCAACGTGGTCTGCGTAAGCGTGATCAGGGTTCAGACCGATCGTCAACCCGCGGTACGAGCTGCTGGCGGTGTTGTACCACAAGGCACCGTGGAGGTGACGGCCTCCGTTCTGGCCCGTGGCAAAGTCTCCTCCTGAACCGCTAAACCCTGGCGCGATCGACAGGGTGACGCCATTGCAAGCACCACCCGCTGATGCATCACCGGTATCATACGCGCTCTCAAGGCACAGCCTGACCTGCCAGCCCGTTGAGTGTGGGCTCTGGTAGATGATGCGTAGACGATCGTATGAACCCTGGCCATGGTAATGACCATCGTCGGGTGAGTTGTTGAAAGCGGGCCTGTCCAACAGCGACGCGACCATTGTCTTCGTCGGAGTTGCAGATGTGATGTACTCCGGGCTGTACGTCGGCGAGTTGGGCTCGATCACAGCGGGCGTTTTGGCGGTGATCCCACCATCAGCTTCGCACGGGTTCCAGATGTAGAAAAAGAACGCCTTGTTTGAGAGGTAGCCGAAGTAGTCATCAATGATGTCAACGCCCGTCGCTGCATTGACGTTCGGGTTCAACGTTTGATCGTTCGTGAAACCATAGACAGGCAAGAAGAGAGGCGAGCCGGTGTTGCCGATAACGGGTGAATCAACTCTGGGATGGCTCTGGACCGTGCTGTTTCCGCTATCAACGTGGTCCTCCAACTGCGGGTTGTTGTCCCACCCGTTCATGTCGACGTCACCGTCAGCATCAGCGTCGGTGTTGATCGGCATGTCGAGGTCATTGAAGACCGACTCTACCGGTGGAAAGACCGTCCATGTGAAGCTGGGATCCGCGTATGGGACAGAACCCGAATCAAACGTTCGTGTGTCAAACGTGATGGTGCTACCGCCTGCGCTGATGATGCGATACAGGCCCGAGTTCACCAGTGGATACGTGTTGCTCTTGATCGCAAGGATGAAGTCGGTGCCACCCTGGGGAGACGCTACATGCCAGCCGCCAACAGAACCTGTCAACGTGAGAACACCGACTCCTGCTGACGATGACAACGTGTCACCCCCACTCGTTCCGCCCGTTTGGAGCGCGATGGGTAGAAGGTTGTTCAACCACTCACTACGCCCCGCGGCACCCACCCGAGTGAATCCCAGGACGCCTTCTAGGAAACAGGCGAGCGCGTACATCGAGCTGTACGAACCCGTAGAACCGACAACCAGGTCTCTGCAACAGTGGACTGCCATCAGAACCCCTCGAACATCTTACGACCGATGACGATCGCGTTGTCCCACGGCCACATCACGCCGCCACCGGTGTGAATCCATCTGTCGCTGTCGTCACCGACCCGCATGTAGTAAGGATAACCTCCCCCGATGTACCTGACGGCACGAAGCCGCGCTCGGGCGAAGCTGAACTGGCCCGCGACGCTTGCCTGTCCGCTGACAGTCGCCATCGACAACACGGGTTCTGGGAACAAGAATTTGGACTGGCGCTGGTTGAAGAACATGCTGGCCCAGCGTCCCATGCGAAGGCCTTGTTGAGTGCCCGCCCAAATCGTGTTGTTCCATGACGAACCTGTGTAACCCCTGACCATGCAAGGCCACCGGCGGACCAACGTATCGTAGGGGCTCGGGAAGTGGAAGTGTGCGTAGCCGTATCCCACCTGGGCTGCAGTGCTGACGCCCAGGTTCCCAAAGTTGTTGGCACAGATCGGGTTGGGGTCGTTGGCTTGCGGATACAAACGGATGGGCACCTCGATGTGGAAGCTCGAGCCACCATTGGGCATGAAATTTCCGCCAGCCTGGCAGATGATGAATGCAATTCCGGCAATGATCGTAACGAAGCCATCGCCTCCACCGCTGTTGTGGAACCAGTCAGCCTGCGCCCACCCGCCACCGCCGGGACCGTCGCTGGTTACTTCGGGAAGGATGGGTTGGGATGCATCGCTGAACGATGAGATGCCATCCCAAGAACCGCTCGGAGACAGGATGATCTGCAACTGAGAGATGTTGCTGCTGGCGTGTGAACAAGACAACGAACACTGTGGCGTTGCTTGCCCGGGATTGACCTGTGATGCACGCGGGAACTGTAGGTTGACGAATTGTCCAACTGCGTACGGTCCAGCGTTCGCGGCGGCCAGGTAGTCGATGACCCGGTAATTGATGCCGTTCCGTGTAGTAAACGTGGGTTGCGAGTACACATCGGGCGGAGTGCCACCATAAGTCGGATCCAGCAAGAGGCTGGAGGAGTTCAACCACTTCCGGATCTTGTAGATACTGTCGTCGGTGCTTGTCGATCCCGACTGCCACAACGTGATCCACTTTCCCTCCATCGCGGGCGCGAAGGGCGTCGACCCTGTCACGTTGAAGTACGGCAGACCAGCGACAGTAGCACCGTCGCTGCCCGAAGCGATCAAGACATTGCTGCCAGTGAACCACCCGTCGGGCATGTTGTGGAAGACGCCCGGAGTGACTGATCCCAACCCTGGGTTCACCAAGTCGTTGCTACCGTTGACACAGAAGCCCCAGAACTCAAGGCACAGCCTCAGGACCCACGACATGCAACCGTCAGTACCGAAACTGGGTGCTGGGTTGACGTGGAACGCTCGGAGAAACTTTGCGTTGAGTACGGGAGCTGACATCTACACCTCACGGCAGGATCGAACCCTGCCACGGCAGGTAGATCCCGTCGTTCAGGTGGAGCCACGAATGAACAGAGTCAGTCGAGACCTGGAAGTACCCGTAGTTTGATCGGCCCATCTGGACGAAGGGGGCTGTCCCCAAACGCCTGCCCTCGAGGGGCATGTGTTCGTTGAGGTCTCCCAGGTGGTCATTACCTCCCACAAAGATGTCAACCGGGATCAATTCAGACGCAGCAATGTATGGGTTGTCGCCACCGTTGTTGGATCCCCGTGCGCTCGTGTTGCCAGGGGCAAAGACCTCGCCCGCGAGCGGGTTGTAGAGGCTGTAGATCGCAGTGATGGGCTGTCCGCTCAGACCGAAAGACACACCAGCCCTGTTCACACCCTGGCCGCAGGCCCAGTAGATGCCGTTGTCGCCGCTGTTGCCAACCGCGTTGGCTCCCATCACGAACAAACGTTGGATCGGTTTGGGCGGCAACGGTTGTTCCTCGTTCACCGTCAGGCCGAACTGAGTGAAACTGCCTCCGCCGTTGCCACCGATGACCGGGCGGCATGCCGCGAAGCACGTACCGGTGGAATCGTCGCCCCACATGTAGAACCGACCTTGAGTGACGTTGTCAGGCCAGAAACCGACTGTTTCACCTACGAGTGATTGATCGTGGTTGTTGAAGAACAGGACGGCATGGAGATGCGGTCCACCCACTGCAAAGTCACCGTGAATCGTTCCACCAAATCCAGGTGCGATCGTCACCGAACCACCGTTTGCTGATGGTGAGACGCTGCCTCCCTGGTAGTACTGGTCGTAGTTCGATTCAACGCAGATCCTGACCTGCCAGTTCAACGAAGACGGGCTCTGCAAGATGATGCGTGAGGCATTAGCACCCGCACCTTGTGTCTGGTACGTGCCCGTGGTTCCGTTGCCACCATTGGTGACGTTGGCGTTGAAAACGAACTCATTCTCACACACGGCCCACGTCATCCCGGTCTCGGCGGGCGGCACGTCTCCTGACCGGTAGTTGATGTAGAGCCAGTTGTTTCCCGTATCGACCGAGGTGACCCTGAACATGCCCGAGTTGAGCATCGGGTTGCCCGGACTCCGAAGGACCAGGATACGACCGATGTCGGCAATCGATACTGTGTAACCGTCTGGTGCGAAGGCGTAGATGTCGGTGCCGCCCTGGTTCAGACTGCCGTTGTTTCCGCTGCCTTTCGTGTAGGTGCTGCCGTCAATGTCCCAGTTTGTCTGGCCCACGACAACGTAGTTCAAGACCCTCCGCAGGAAGATCGACAACAGGTAGTTGGCGTAGTAGGGTCCCCACTGGTTCAGCGGGTTGCCCCACGACAAGAAGTCTCTGCAAACGTGGAGTGTCATGTCAGCCCGCCAGGAAGAGGTTGTAGGGAAGGAGGGTGTTGTCCCATGGCCACATGATGCCGTTCACAACATGGAGCCACTCGCCATTGTTGCCGACCCTCTCGAACTGCGGGATGATCGGAGCAATGAATCTGACACGGCGTAGCCTGACACGTGCCAGTTGGTACTGTCCCGCGACGTTGGGCAAGCACGCCACAGCGTCAGTGAACACAAACTTGTTCTGGTACGTGTTGAAGAACGTCCCGTTGAACCTGCCGTTCGATTGGTTTCCCACGTGGTTGGTGTCATCGATTCCAAAGAACCGACGACCGAACCCATAGTAGGCTCGCAACGTGTTGTCGGGCGGATTGTGCATAAAGATGCCACCGCCATAGTGGTTGCCAGAATCCGTCTGCGTGATCGTGTAGTCAGCGTATGGAATGACAACGATCGGATTGGGATCATCTCCCGCTGGATACAACCGTTGTGGGATCTCGATGTGCCAGCCCGAGCTGTCTTGGCTAGTGCAGTGGCTGTGACAGATGAAGAAATCGCCTGCACCCCACAAGCTGATGTAGCCAGGGCTCGACGCGCTCCAGTAGCTTGTATTGCCGCCACCCTGGGTGATGGGGCCGACGGGATCGGTGAACTTGTACGATCCGCTGTTGAGCCCCCATGAACCTGAGGGGGACAACACATAGTAGAGGCCTGACGCCAACACGCCGAAACCAGGAGGAGGTGCACCGTAAATGATAGCACACTGTGAGTTCGCCTGGCCCGGGTTGATGGTGCCCGCGTCGCTGAACTGGCAGATCAGCTGGCTCACCTGGCTGGTGTACGAACCGTTGGCCGAGGGAGTGAAGTCAACGATGCGCCAGTTGATGTTGTTCCGTGTTGTCAGTGACGGATGCAGCGAACCCGTGTAGGGCGTGCCACCGTGGAACACGTTGAGACGGATGCTGCTGGAGTTGAGCCACTGCGTGATCTGGTAGATGCTGTCGTCGGTGCTTGTCGATCCCGACTGCCACATCACCAAGAACTTATTGACGTACGATGCCGAGAACGCATTGAGGTTCGTCGACTGGAAGAACGGCATGCCGACATTGGTGAACCCATCAGAACCCGATGCCAGGAGGCCCGTCTGGCTCGTCCACGGCATCTGGTACACGCCAGACACGGGAGCAAACGCTGCGAGTCCCGGGTTGACCAGGTCGTTGTCCCCATTGACGCAGAAACCCCAGAACTCGAAGACGAGCCTCAAGAGCCAGCCAAGCGAGTTGACTCCACCAGGAACGGGGTGAGCTCTGAGGAATTTAGCGGTCAGCATGGAACCCCTTCTATAGTATCACGGCTTGGCAGGGTTGGAGCCACCCTTCTGCACTCCCGCGATGACTGGCACTTGGCGGAAGTACGAGTAGGTCTTGCGGTAGCGAGTGGCATCAACGTCGAGGATGTTCGGCGATTCGGGTGGAACGGGTGGATCGCTGCCCGGCAGGAACGCTCCACGGGGATCGAGGCCTTGTTGCAGCTCGTTGCTCCCGCTTGTTGCAGTCACTGCGCTGATCCCACCGAAAACCGCGTCACTCGGCGGCGGACCGCCCCACTGCATGAAGATGCCGTCTTCAGTGTGGTACCATCCCCCGTCGCCTGTCACAGCCCACGGAGTGTAGTTGGCCCGGCCCTGCATGAAGAACGGCAAGCGTCCCAGCCGGCGGGGCTGGAGCGGGAACAACGACGACGTTGTCGTTGAAGCGAACGTCGTGTCGATCGTTCCCAAGAGGATCTCGGCATCAAGGAGGTCGGTCCGACCGTTCCAGGCGCTGTCAGTCGACGAGGTCACGTACCTGATGTGCTGAGCGCTGGGGTTGCTGATGTCGCTGTAGAGGCTCAACACACCGGCGACGGGGTAGCCCAGCTTACTCCATCCGATGACCTGTGTGACGTTGTCCGAATGGAACTGTGACTGCCACGTCAGCTTCGACTGCGGGTTGCTCGACCCGAGGACGAACAACCTCGATGCATTGATGAACTCATCACCCAAGTTTGAGTTCGATGGGATCTCGGTCTCGTCTGCCGTCAAACCAAAGACGCACCAACCCGAACCACTGAGACCCGGTGACACTGACAAGCTGACGTTGTGGTTGACGATGCCACACGTTCCCGACACGTCATCAACGATCATCGAGATGCGCCACTGACCGTTCTGGTTGTAAGCGGGAGTGATGCCCACTGTCATGCCCTGGTACAGCTGGCCCGTGGTGTTGTACCACTCCGCCCCGTGCAGGAAGATCCTCTTGCCAGTGTTGTTGCCCGAGTCAACAGGATTGAAGTCTCCGATGCTGTTGCCACCGAAACCTGGAGCGATTGAGAAGCCTGACGGCACAGCCCCAGTGACGTCGTGGGATGACTCAAGGCACATCCTGACTTCCCACGAGCTCTCGTCAGTGCTCCGAAGAATGATGCGGCTAGCGTTCGACACTGACGATGTGTTCGGCGTGTATGAACCGTAGTTCGCAGTCCCGTTGCTTCCCGTCCGCCACGACGTAGCAAAGCTGGCCTCATTGACGAAGAGGTGCCAGAACAGGTACTGCTCAGGCGGAGGTGGCGTGGCAGAACGGTAATCGATCACCAGGCAGTTGTGGGGAACATCGACACCCGTCACGCGGAATAGCCCAGAGTTGGCTTGCGGGTACAGCTGAGATTTCAGCGCCAGGATCCGACCGATGTCGTTGTTTGACACCAGGTGTGACCCAGTTGGCAAGAAGACCTCGTTGGACCCGAACCCCATGTTGATGGTCCCGCTGATCCCCTGGCTCACGCTCGCAGACCCCGCCAGATCGAAATTGGTCTGGCCCACGACAGAGAACCCGCCCACGTGGAGCATGAACATGCCCAGGGCGTACATGTTCGTGCCTGGGCACGATGCCGTCGTGATGGTCAGGAAGTCACGGCACAGGTGGATCGTCATACGCCGAGCCTCCACGGTCCTTCCGGCATGATCGAATCGTCCCAAGGCCAAAGGACGCCGTTGGAGACGACGACCCACCCGTTGGGGTCAGTGATCGGGTCGCCGAGGCGGGCGCCGCGCTGCAACGTTGCGACTGTAAATCGAACGTGACGCAGACGCGCGCGAGCGGCGGCAAAGTGGTTCGGAACGTTGGTCAGGCTCAGGATGCCATCGGTCGTCATGTACTGGGGGAAGTGTTGCAGGGCATCACCCACCCGATCGAACGCAACATCAGCAAACCGGAACGCCGGTAGCTGAAACTGCTGCCACTGACCCGTGCCATAACTGTTGCCGGTGTAGCTCTGGCGTACGCGGTCTCCCATCGGTGACCGGACCAGCATCGTCCAGTTCCGGACAACCGAGTCTTCGCACACCATGTTGAAGCCGTTGTAGTACGTTGCGGCAACCTGGCTCGGGACTGCGTTCTGCCACATCAACCATGCAACCGGGTTGGGATCGACGCTCGCTGAATACAGCCTCTGGGGAACCTCGATGTGAAACCCGCTGCCTTGAGTAGAACCGTTCTGCGTGTTCGGTCCCCTGACCTCGGCGATGATGAAGTCCTGGCCCCCGATCAATGTGAAGGTGCTCTGGCCCGTGTTACCGTTGCCGTTCGGATTGAAGAAGTTGACCGTCTGCTCAGGGGTTCCATCAGTGAAACCTGTCCCATTCCAGGAACCGCTCGGTGAGATGATCAGACCCAGGTTTCCCTCGGCTCCGAAAGAACTGGTGTGATGGGTGATCTGGACTTGGGCCTGGGCCTGTCCCGGGTTGACGATGGGCGCACCCTGGAGTTGCAGGACTTGGTAGTTGCCCTCGCCCCAATCAGCCAATTGGGTGGTTGCATAGATGTCAACGATGCGCCAGTTGATGTTGTTGCGGTCCCAGAACCACGGGTGGTTGCCCAACCTACGGGTGCCACCGCTGTGGATGTCAACCCGGATGTGATTCGCATCCTCGACAGACTTGATGAAGTAGACGCCATCGTCTGTTGCGGCTTCGCCAGGAGAACCCGGAACCCAAGTGACCAGGTACTTGCCGACCAACGATCCAGACAGCGACCCGCTGGTGATGGTCATGAAGTTGACGCTGTTGCTCGAGAAGACGTCGAACCCGAAGCTGGTTGACCCGTCGTTTCCCGCTGCGATCAGGCTGCCGCTCCGGAAGCCTGACGGCATGTTGCTGGCTACGATCCCACCCGCGTGGTGGAGGTCGTTGGTCCCATTGACGCAGAACCCCCACCACTCATACAAGACTTTGTGGAAAAAGCGCGACGCCTGAGTGGCGGTCAACCCAGTCCACGCCGTGAACTGGGGACCCTCCAACGACTTGCAGTACTTGATAGGGATCTGAAGCGGCGTCGTCATCCAGACCCTACATACCCCTCACAGGATCTTCGAGGCCAAGGTTGCCAGTTCGCTGCGCTCACCCTTGATGAGCGTGACGTGGCCGGCGATGGGGTGCTCCTTGAACCGTTCGACAGCGTAGGTGAGACCGTTGGTGAAGACATCGACATGAACGTTGTCGATCTGTTCGATGTCTCCCGTCAGGATGATCTTGGTGCCGTCTCCCACACGAGTGATGATTGTCTTCAGTTCGTGCATCGACAGGTTCTGCGCTTCATCAATGATGATGAAAGCGTTCGGGATCGACCTGCCGCGGATGAAGGTGATCGCCTCGATCTCGATGAGACCACGTTCCTGCATCAGCTTGAGGTACAGGTTGTCGTCGAACGCCTGTTTGTCGCTGCCACCGCGACGGGGGCGCTTCGGCCGGTTGCGCTTGGTGTCCATCAAGAAGTTGAGGTTGTCACGGATCGGTGCGATCCATGGTTCCATCTTCTCTTCGAGCGTGCCCGGCAAGAAACCGATGTCCTTGCCGACGGGTTGGACTGGGCGAGTGACGATCAACTTGTCGTACTTCGCTTTCGAGTCGGGGCCCACCGTCTTCAGCTGCTCGAGACCCGCGGCGATCGCGAGCAAGGTCTTGCCCGTACCCGAGGGTCCGACCAGCGTCAGCAGCTTGATCTTCTCATCGAAGAGCAGGTCAAGCGAAAACTGTTGCTCCTTGTTCCGAGGCGTCAGCCCGAACGCTTGCTCGATCTTGGTGACCGGAACCAGCGGCTTCGCTGGATCGATGCACTTGGCCAGGGCGCTCTTGGTCGTGTGCCCGTCCTTCGTGCTCTTGATGACCACGATCTGGTTCGGGTACAGCTGGTGGGTGCCGGGCAGGTCGAGCTCTCCGTGCTTGTAGAAGTAGTCAACCAGCTCTTCTTCGAGCTCGATGACGTCGACTCCCCTGTAGAACTTCTGCGGGCTGTCGGCCACCCGCATCTTTTTGTAGTCCTCACACTTGACGCCGATGCTGTCGCACTTGATCCTGACGTTGATGTCCTTCGACACCAAGATCGAACCGTCAAGGTACTTGGCGTAGGCGATGATCATGTTGTCGGGCTTGTCGGGTTCAAGCCCGGGCAAGGGGACGTCCTTGATGGCGTCCATCCGGCCCACCTTCAGGATGCCGCCCTCATTGAGTTTGACTCCTTGGTACAAGCCACCACGTTCCCTCAGGTTGTCGAGAGACCGGGTGACCTGGCGGGCGTTGCGTCCCACCTCGTCGGGTCGGCTCTTGTGGCGATCCAACTCTTCCAGGACAATCATCGGGATGACGACGTCGTTCTCCTCAAATGAGAAGATGGCGTTGGGGTCGCTGAGCAGGACGTTGGTGTCGAGGACGTACGTCTTCTTTTGGCTCACTTGGTTTCCTTTTGCGTTTGATGTCGGGCTGTTAGGGTCCACTTTTCGTTCCCATTGATCTCTTGTACACAGTAAGCACCGACCGTTACATTCTACTCATCTGGTGCCACTCAATGCAAGAAGCCAAGAAACGTCTCAAAGTCGTCCAGCCCGGTGACACGGGCAACCGTGTCGTTGATGGAACGACATGTTTCGCGGTACAAGCCAAGGCAGGAGTGGACTGCCAGCGGAAGCGATGCCCGCACTGGATCCAGTTCAAAGAGGGTCACAACTGCGTCCACATCGCTGCTCAAAACGGGCCACACACCCTGCAACGCATCGGGCAGATCTACGGCCTGACCCGGATGCGGATCTGCCAGATCGAGAAGGCAATCTTCGAGAAGATCAGGAAGGTCAGCTAGCCGGCTTCTCTTCAGCGGGCTTCTCCTCAGCCTTTACTTCGGCCTTCACCTCGACGGGCTTCGCCTCTTCGACCGGCTTCACGACTTCGGCTGCTTTCACCGGTTCAGGTGCGGGGACAGGAGCCGCAGCAGCGAGCTTCGACCGCTTGACGACCACGACTTCCTCGTCCTTCTTCTCGGCTTCCTTCGGGAGCTGCTTGAGAGCGTTCTGGACGGGCTCCGCGGGCAATGTCCGCTGGTTGATGTGCATGCCAGCGTGCTTCGCACCTGTCTTGATCTTCGACGGCGGGACCAAGTGGCCACCCTTGTCGGTGATGGTGTGAGCGTAGGCCGGGTCGAGGCCCAAGTCATGGATGTCTGCAAGGACTGCGCGGGGTGCGGGCATGTTGTCTCCGACCCGTAAATAGGCCGCCAGAGACGACGAAGCCCCAGCGTTCACGGCCGGGGCCTGCCACTCCACACACGTTGAGAGAAGGAATCAGGACGCTGCGGGAGCTGCAGGCGCCTTCTTCTCCTTCTTCGGCTTGGTCGCCTTTGCTGCCTTGTCGGTCTCGACGGTCATCTTGACGAGGGTGGCCGCGAGGCCCTTCAGCTCTCGGAGACCCTTGCGGGCACGGACTCCCGCCGCCGCAGTTCCGCGGGCGTTCTTGACAACGTCGAGCTCGAGATCTTCGACGAGCTTCTTCAGCTCCGTCCACTTCTCGAGTACGGGATTGGTGCCTTCCATTGGTAGTGTCCTCCAGCCATAAGTATACGGCTTGTCGCGCAGCCGTAAAACAAATGGCAACCTCGCGAGCGCGAGCGCTCTACTGAAGCGCGGAGGAAAACTCTGCAGGAAACATGTGAGCGTTGGTCCGGTAGAACCGCTCCCAGTCGCTGTCCAGGATGTAAGACGTAGCGTGGTCAGTATCGTTACGGATGGACCGCCCGAAGGCCTGGATGACCGCTCGTGCCGTCATCATCGAGTACCAGGTGTTGCTCCTGGCCTTCCGGAGCTGGATGACCCGGTCGCCCAGGTAGGGAAACGGGACTTTACACAGGATCTGGAAACGGCTCGCTTCGTCGGCGAGGTCGACGCCCTCCATCATCGATGGGCTGATGAGCACCGTGGGCTCCTTGCTCGTCAGGTGCTTCTCGATCGTTTCGTCGCGGTTCTCACTGTTGTGGATCAACAGCCGCTTGTCCTTCAGCTTCTCGACGAGGTACTGGGCGATCTTGTAGTTGACGCAGTGGATGATGCCCTTCTCGTTCGAGTGGAGGTCCAGGAGGCTCCTCACCGTCTCTGTCAACTTGGGCAACGTCGAGTCGATGAAGTTCATCGACATGCTGCCCACGCCGAGGTAGTGGATGGGACGGTTCTCGAGCGGGAACGGCGACGGCAAACACAGGTATGCCGCATCGTTTGGGTCGACGCCGACTGACCTGCAGAAGGTGTCCTTGTCGACGACCGTCGCCGACATCATGACGACACGGCTGCCGTAACGGTACAAGTGGCTGCTGCCGAACGACGAAACATCGACGGGCTTGAACTCGAACTTCCGGCCAGCGCGCGTGCCCTCGGGGGCCTTGACGAAGTTCAGGACCCAGTTGTCAGGAGAGTAGGACTCGATGAAGCGGTTGACCTTGCAGATGTGCTTGTCCAGCATCTCGTACCGCTTGGACATCTCGCTGAGGCCGACCGTTCCTTTGCCAGTGAAGTGCTCAGCGAGCTTTTTCTCGAGGCCCTTCATCGTCTTGCTGACGGCATTCTTGTACGGCCCCTTGACCCAATCGAACACGCGTTCAGGCGTGTCGAGCTTGGGTACCTTGCAGTCCAGGGCCTTGGCGAACTTCTCCGAGAAAGTGACCTCGACGAACTTGCCCAGTTCACTCTCGATGTTGTGACACTCATCGATGACCAACAGCGACCGTGGCACCAGCTGCTTGGCGTACATCGTCTCAGCGAGGAAGTACGAGAAGTTGGTGATGCCGATCGGGTGTTCGCAGAACTCCGACTTGTCGATCATGTACGGGCACGAACCGCGGCAGCACTTGTGAAAATCGGTGCCGTGCAGCTGCTCGCCCAGCTGCTTGAGCAGGCGACGCGATTCGGCACAGGATTGGTCGCTGTAGAAACGACAGTCGTAGTTGCTGGCTGACTTGAGCGACCGCAGCAGGTTCCGGCCACTGGACGGACCGAAGTCCTTCATGTACTGGTCCTGAAGGATCTTCTGGGTCGTCAGGACGTAGGCTCCCGTCGTCTCCCCGTCCGCGATGTCTTCCATGCCCTCGAGGGGTGGAACGACCGTTGTCCCGCCGTGTTCAGCGAGGACGCGTGCCAGGGTGATGCCGATAGCGCTCTTGCCACAGCCGGTCCCCAGCTCAAGGATGACGAACCTCTTTCCCTGGTTCAAGAAGGCGTCGAGAGCAAACTCGATCGCTTGCTCCTGCTCGACACGGACCTTCGAGAACGGGAAGTACGGGCGGTAGTCGGGCAACGACATGTCGCCACACTGTAACCCACGTCGGGACGTTTCTACAACTCAGGCGCCGATCACGCGGTCGACGATGCCGAGCTTGATGGCTTCCTGCGGCGTCAGGTAGTAATCGAGCATCGGACGCATGAAGTCCTTCTCGACCTGGACCTTCGTCATCTTGGTCTCTTTCACCAGGGCGTTGACCATCAGCTCCTGGAGGCGCTTGGCTTCGTTCGTCGCGTTCTCGAGCTCAAAAACGTTGCCGATGACTCCACCCGAGATGGGGTGGATCATGATGCGCGCGGAGGCACCCATCAGGCGCTTGCCCTTGACACCGGACGCCAGCAGGAGCACGCCGGCGCTCATCACCTTGCCCAGGCCGACGGTGTGGACGGGACACGGCAGGAACTTGATGATGTCATAGAGGCTGAACATCTCGTCGACGCTGCCACCGTACGTCGACACCACCAGGTAGATCGGGTTCCGGTTCAGGTTGGCCAGGTGCAGCAGCTGGGCGATCACGTTGGCAATCGAGTGTTCGCTGACCTCGCTGTGGAGGTAGACAATGCGTGTGTTGTCGACCTGCGAGGCCAGGACCCGTTGCAGCTGGTCGAGCTGGTCCTCCTCATCAGCAGTGATGTGTTGGTGCCGCCCCTCAAGCGTCTGTCGACCCATCTGGACCTCCGATGACGAACAAATCTTCGCCACCCAACTCACGAACGAGTTTGGTGACTGCTTTCATGTGTTCTACGTTCTCGAGCTCTGAACCCAGCAAGTAGATGAGCAGCAACGTCTGGCGCTGGGTCAGACCACCTTGAAGGTTGATCTCTCTGACGATCTGCCGGCAGTGCTCGTTCTCTTCGGCACGTTTCTCCGACTGCATCTGCCCGTAGTGGACTGCACCCGTCACTTGGTCACCTCTTCTTCGCGTTCAAAGCCACCGACATCAAACATGTTGTCTCCGAGGATGCGGAGGTACTTCCCGCTCCGGGTCCCAGCGTCAGTGTCTGACGCCAGCACGACGAACTCTCCCCAGCGTTTGTTGTCGTAGATGTACTTCGCCAGCTCCCACGTCGGCAAGTCACAGTCGTTGGCATCCAGGATGTCAGCAAGGCGCGACGGGAGCGTCGGCCTGATGTCTTCGACCTTGAGGATCGATGACATCGACTCTTTGCCGCTGATGATCTCTGACCGGTTGATCTCGACAACGCGGTGGATGATGCCGCAGTTGTTGCACTGGGCGTACCTGGGAACGACCCTGTCGTCATCACCGAGGACTGAGAAGACCGTGAACTGGTGCAACGGCGGGTTTGGGTGCCGCTTGAACTGCAACAGCGTGCAGCGACACGTCACCAGGTGTTTGATGCCCATCGCCATCAGGTCACCTCCACAGGACGTTCCAGGCCGCCGCCAGACGTGCTCTCAGGGGCGGCCTGCGTTTTTTTTCGCAGCGGCCTGTTCGCGAGCGAGTGCCTCGGGAGACGCAACGATTGCCGCATCAACCACCTTGCCGAACGACCGGGAACCCTTGTGGTACCCTTCCTCGATCGAGGCCGCGATGAGGGCCATCAACTTGGGCACCTCCCTGGCGTCGATCGCAAGCTGCCCAGTCCGCAGCGCCTGTGTCACGTTGGCCGACGCAGCGTCCTTCATGACCTCCATCAACGTCCAGGAGGCTTTGTTCAGCATGTCGCGAGGGTTCTTCTCTCCCATGGTGCACCTCCTGAGATTGTAGCCGCCTACTTAGAGCCAGTAAACCCGCGGAGGGGATCTCGATGGCACCATCGCTCAAAGAACGGTACGACCGACGCCTACAGCAATCGCTCCAGGAACGCGCAAGGGCAGCTGACGCACAGCTGCTGGCTGAACAGAAGACTGTTCAGCTCCTCCTCGAAGCGATGAACGAAGAAGACCTGCAGAAAGTCGGTGCGATCGTCCAGAAGCTCAACACCATCAAGTCGCCCGAGCTCCCGGCGCTGTCGGCAGCGATCGACCAGGCACAGGCTGAGCTCAACAAGTACACGGGAGGTGGCCCCATCACTGCGGCCTGGACGAAGTTGAAGAGCCTCGTCGGCGTCGACAACCCGGTTGTCAAGATCACGACGTTCGCTGATGCCCTCGAGCGTGGGTTCTCCCAGATCCCACAGATCCTGAAGAACAACGGTGTCGACCTGTCGAAGGCTGACCTGAACAAGAGCCTCGCCAGCACGTTGCAGACCCAATTCACGGGTGCCAACGGTGGCGAGGGCGGCATGAAGTCCGACGTCACGGGCACCGCAGGCAACAAGGAAAAGACCGACATCCCCAAGCCCGCACCGGCGACGGGTGCAAAGAGCGACACGCAGCTCGCCAACACCAGCTTCGGTGGAAAAGGTGACGAAGACAAGCTCGACATCCCAGGCCCAGAAGCAAAAGCACCGACGCCTGCCAGGACGCCACCTGAACCGAAGCACAACGGTGGACAGGACCAGCCACCCAAGCGGCCCGGCATCGCGCCAAGGCCCCCGCAGAAGGGCAGCAAGGCCAGCGAACCGACCGACAAAGAGAAAGAGCGTGCTGCGTTCTCTCCGAGCCAACGGGACTGGTTCAAGAAGGGCCAAGCTGAGGGACAGGAGCTCGACGAAGCCAAGCCGCCGAAGGGCGTCTCTGGCGAGGAGAAGCTGAAGAACATCGCGGCCCAGCTCCGGAAGGCACTGGCACCGGGTGGCCTCTTCGGCGCGTTCAAGCAGGTCCCCTACATCAATGGCGACGTCCTGACCAAGGAGCTGTTGCAGGCTCCCCTCAAGGTGTTCTCCAACGTTGTCAAGCGCGTCCAGGCTGGAGCAAAAGCCGCTGAGATCGCACCCGACATGAAGGGCCAGATCCAGGGCCAGGGCGGCGACCAGACGAAGGGAGCCAACACTGCCGAACCCGCCCAACAGACGGGCCAGACGCAACCTCCCCAGCCGGGAAAGCCGACGACAGCGACGACGGGCACCACCGGCACCGGCGAGCAGACGCCCGTCGGACCGGGACAGGCACGCGGTGGAGGGGCTGAGGTCAAGAACCAGAAGCCACGGTCCGGGGCCCAAGCGCAGAACTTCCGCGCGGGGCTCGACAGGATCTACAAGGGCGCTGGCATCCGCCCCGAGGATGGCCAAAAGGTGTTGAAGTACCTCATCAACAACAACCTCATCGATCGTTCAGCGATCGAGACGCACGGCACCTCGGGCGGGACGATCGGCAAGCCGAACGCCGCCTAGTCTTCCAGGTAAGCTCCCAAGTCCAGGAGGGTCTTGATACACCTGTCGGCATGGACCCTCGCTGCCATCTCCGTCGCCACCAGCTCTCCCGTCTCGGTCACTCCGAAGTCAACGGCAGACTTGACAGCACGCAGTGCATTGTCGATCCCCTGTGAGCAGACCACGTAGTCTTTGTCATCGGGCAACCGGATGACTACGTGGTTGGGTGACAGCGACTTGATGCGCTTGTCGAACAGTTTCCCCTTGTCATCGACCTGTTCATCCTCACGGCGCTTCCGCAGGTTCGCCACGTGAGCGGCGACAGCTGCATGGGTCGATGAGTTGGCGACCACGGTCCGGCCCTTGAAGACAGTCACCTGATCCACGTGCGGAGCTTCATGGAACTTGATGCCGCTGATCAGGTCGCCCTTCAAGCTCGACACCAGGTCGCAGCCGCAGACGACCGACAGGTCATTGAGAGAGTTCATCCCCTCGAGATCGAACTTGACAGCGATGGGCAACACGCGGAGGCTGCCCCGGTCGTAATTGACCTTCAGGGTGTGCTTCACGTCGTCGCTCATCCCACGGACGAACAGGACGACGGGTTCCTTCGCTTCAGCGGCGGCCTCCAGGAGGTGGTGGATCTCCGACACCTCTTCGATGTAGCCGTCGATGCAGACCACCCGGGGCTTGACGAAGCTGACGTCAAGAGCCAGGATGGGCGTCAGGTCGAAGGTGTAGCCCCTGACCAGCTCGACAGAAGGCGTGGACGAGTGAGTCTTCTCAATGATGATGCGACCGCCGAAACCCGCCAGCTGGAGCGCCTGTTGGAGCATCGCTGCAGTCCTGACACCGGCTCGCGAAGTGTGCAGGCGGACGATCCTCTCTACGTCAGAGGCAGTCGAGGCCCGGGGGACCACATGCTGCGGCAGTTGTCGCCCACCGCGAGCCTCCAGTCTTTCCAAGACGAGCTCAATGGTGCGGTCAAAGCCACCGGGACCGAGCTTTTCTGCCCGGAGGGCGTGGGTCATCAGGGCTTCGTGGATCGCCCTGTCAAACGCTGGTGCGTGTTTCGTGTTGAACACGACCTGCATGTGGGTGTGGACGAGCGGGCGGCCCCTGTCGCGGACCAACGCAGTCGCGATCTTTTTCACTGTCGCGAGCTTGTTACGGACCCGCCTGAGCGCGGCAGTTGGCTCGGTGTTGACGTCTCCCACCAGGAGACTGTACACCCCTCAGTGAGCGTAGTGGATGAGAAGGTGACCCGTGATGATGTCGTACGCGAGCTTGCAAAGACCCCCAGCTGCTCCGGTCGCCGCGGTGACCGCTACACCCTTGATGACCCAGTTGGCGGTGCTGATCCACTTGATGACGCCCTTGACTTTCTGGTACAAGCCCTCATCCTTGTCGTAGATCGCCTTGTGGACTTCATCGAGTGTCTTCCCCTGCGTGTCCACGCACGTCTTGACCACCTTGAGGTCCTGCTCGATGGCATCGATCTTGCTCACCTTCTCCATCAAGCTGTCGAAGCCACCGTTCAGGACGTGGGCGTCCTCGAGCTTCTTGTCGAGCTTCTCCAGGACGGTGTCCTGTCGAGCGAGGTGCTCAGCGAGTTCGGCGGTGGACGGACCTGACGCCTGCTTTTTCTTGGTGGCCATGCTCTCTCGCGTCGCGCGTTAAGGACCCTGATCCCTAGAGATCCCTGCCACCACTCACCGCATTCCGCTGATCCGCTTTCCGCTAGATCTTCGATCTACACTGAGTGGTGTCGTTGGACACCGAGTAGCCGGCATCCACTCGTAACTATTGGCACGCGCTGGCATTCTGGAACGATGCCCGACGAGTGAACAATGGTGAACAGAAGAGTGCGGTGAGGCTTACTATCTGCTCACCGTGTTCGACTTCAACCAGAGCATCTTTGGGCCCGACATCAGCGTTCCTCCCACTGCCAGGGTGATCTTTGTCTCCGACCTGTTCGTAGAAGACTACGTCGGGGGAGCTGAGCTGACCAGCCAAGCGCTGATCGACGCAGCACCGGTAGAGGTCTACAAGCTGCACTCGAAGGACGTCAGCATGTCGCTGCTGCAACAGCACGCCGACAAGTTCTGGATCTTCGGGAACTTTGCGCAGATGAACCCGCAGCTCATCCCCAGCATCGTCGGCAACCTGCGGTACAGCATGCTTGAGTACGACTTCAAGTACTGCCGATCGAGGTCACCCGAGAAGCACCTGGTCGAGCACCGGATGCCGTGCGACTGCCACAACCAGATGAACGGAAAGATCGTCAGCGCTTTCTTCTACGGAGCGATGGGGATCTGGTGGATGTCCCAGAAGCAGAAGGAACGCTACTTCACGCTGTTCCCCTTCCTCCAGGAACGTACCAACACCGTCCTGTCGAGCGTCTTCGACGCCAAGACCCTGGGCCTGCTCAAAGCCCTCCGCCAGAAGTACGCTGGCACTGAGCGCAAGGGCTGGATCGTCTTGGGCAGCGACTCGTGGATCAAGGGCGCTGACGATGCCAAGGCATGGTGCGTCAACAACGGGAAGCAGTACGAAGTCCTGTGGAACCTGCCCTACCACCAGCTGCTCGAGAAGCTCGCTCAGGCCGAGGGCTTCGTGTACCTGCCTCGTGGTGGGGACACCTGTCCGCGCATGGTCATCGAGGCAAAGCTCCTCGGTTGCAAGCTGCAGCTCAACGACAACGTGATGCACAAGGACGAGGAGTGGTTCGACACTGACGACCTCGACAGCATCAGCGACTACCTCTTCGTCTCTCCACAGACGTTCTGGACTGGCATCAAAAACGCGATGGACTATCGGCCCAGCATCAGCGGTTACACCACGTGCTACAACTGCGTCAAGCAGGAATACCCGTTCGAACAGTGTATCCGATCGATGTTGGCTTTCTGCGATGAGGTCTGTGTGGTCGACGGCGGGTCCACTGACGGCACCCGGCAACGCCTATGGGAGCTCGTCAAAGAGTTCGACACTGAGAAGAAGATCCCTGAGACCTTCATCTCTGACCTCGATGCGATCGGAGCTGACAACACCCGATGGGTCTGTGATAGCGGACGCTTGAAGGTCAAGGTCGTCCCACGTGACTGGACCACGAAACGCCACCCCGTCTTCGACGGCATGCAGAAGGCCGAGGCACGGAAGATGTGCACCGGCGAGTTCTGCTGGCAGATGGACAGCGACGAGATCGTCCACGAGGAGGACTACAAGAAGATTCAGGACCTGTGCCGGATGTTGCCCAAGCAAGCCGACATCATGTGCCTGCCCGTCATCGAGTACTGGGGCGGTGCCGACAAAGTCCGTGTCGACATCCAGCCGTGGAAGTGGCGCTTGAGCCGCAACCTTCCCCACATCACCCACGGCATCCCAGCCGAGCTCCGCGCCACCGATGCCAACGGCGAGGCCTATGCCAAGCCGGGAACCGACGGCTGCGACATGATCGACGTCAACGGCCAACGGCTGCCGTGCCTCAACTTCTACTCTCCCGATGTCGAGCAGGTCCGCCAGATCGCGATGCTGGGCAACGAGGAGGCGCGCAAGCAGTACGAAGCCTGGCTGAACCAGGTCGCTGCTAGCTTGCCTGGCGTCTACCACTACTCCTGGTATGACCTGCCCCGCAAGATCAGGCTCTACCGAGATTACTGGCAGAACCACTGGAATGCTCTGTGGGACAAGGACACCTCGGACACGGCCGAGAACAACATGATGTTCGGCAAGCCGTGGAGCGAAGTCACCGACGAGGACATCGCCAAACGCGCCCAGGAGATGAAGGAGAAGCTGGGCGGGTGGATCTGGCACAAGCCGTGGGACGGCAAGGCGACCACGCCGAGCGTGTACATCCAGCGGTCACAGCCCAAGATCATGCAATGACCCACACCCACTGCAACTGGTGCCTTGCTCTCAAGGACACCTGTCGGTGCGAGGAGGATCCCATGACCGAGAAGAAAGCCTACGTCCCCGTCGTCGTCGAGTCGCCTTACGCGGGCGACATCGAAAGGAACCTGCGCTATGTCCGCGCTTGCATGCGCGACTGCCTGCTCCGCGGGGAGGCGCCCTACGCCAGCCATGCCCTGTACACCCAACCCGGAGTCCTCCGCGATGAGGTCCCTGAAGAGCGCCAGCACGGCATCGAGGCAGGCTTCGCTTTCCGGCCGCTGATGAAGAAGACCGTCGTCTACACCGACCTCGGCTACAGCACCGGCATGAAGTACGGCATCAAGCACGCCGAAGAGATCGGTCACCCGATCGAGTACCGCACCCTCGGCGGGGAGTGGACGCAAAAGTGAGGATCGTCAACGTCAAGCAGAAACTCGAGGAGATGGGCGTCGCCCTCGACTCGATCGTGATGGGTGACTTCGACTACATCGGAGAGTACACCGCCAAGCGCGACCGGAAGCCGGGCGACCCGAACTACAAGAAGTACGGTGCCTACTACCGCTCGAACTACGAACGCGGCATCCTCATCTACTACCTCATCAGGCAGCACAACCTCCAGTCGTTCTTGGAGATCGGCTTCGGCCGGGGATACGCGACCTTCTGCGCTGCTCGTGCCTTCCACGATGCTGGCATCTCTGGCAAGATCGTGACCGTCGAGCCCAACCTGGACGAGAAGTACCTCGCCGCGTTGCAACAGGTCTTCCCGGGTGACTGGTTCAAATACGTCCAGTTCGCCAAGGGCACCTCGCAGCAGGTCTTGCCTCACATCACCGACCACTTCGACCTGGTCTACATCGATGGTGACCACTCCTACGCCGGCACCAAGCACGACTGGGAGAAGACGAAGGACCTGTGGGACAAGTTCCTGCTGTTCGATGACTACCACCTGCCGTCGAAGGGTGACCCAGGCATCCAGTGCTCGCAACTCATCAACGAGATCGACGATCCGTCGAAGGAGCTCATCATCATGGACCGCCGGATGTTTTTCGATGACAGGCAGTTCACCGACGAGCAGATCGACTACGGGCAGGTCTTGCTGACCAAACCAGGAGTGGGCCGTGACGATTGGTGAGAAGCAGCACACCGGTCACCAGTGGTCACCGCCTGAGGGACACGACTACACCAAGGTTCCTGTTGTCAGGTACCAGGACGGTACGTACGGATGCGCCCGCCCACCAAGGGGTTGGGAGTGCACGCGCGTACCAGCGCATGACGGTCCCTGTGCTGCAATCCAGGTGGTCGAAACAAAGCCCAAGTTCATTCCCGGATGTGATACACCCGAGAAGCAGAGTGAGGCTGTTCAAGCGTGGCAACGCGAACACGATAAGAAGCACACACCACCTGGCAAGACGTACCGTTATTCGGGCGCCATCGGCGGTGCGTACACCTGGGAGACGACTGGCACCTCAATCGGTCAGGTCGTTGTAGTTCGGTGTTCATGCGGGGAGGCAATCGATGTCTCAGACTACGATAACTGGTGAGAACCGCTTCGTCTTCGTAGCGCCGATGTTCAATGCGTCGGCCTACGTGAGCCAGATGCTGGCGTCCGTTGTGGGTCAGTCATACGCCAACTGGCAGGTCATCTTGATCGATGACGTCAGCGACCGCGACGAGGTCATCAAGCAGTCGGAGATCATCCGGAGCTGGAAACACCTCCTCCACGAGGACGGTGCTGGCCTGCCCGAAGAGAAGCACAAGATCCGGGTCATCTGGAACGATTCGAAGAAGTGGGAGGTCGCCAACGTGCTGCACGGGATCAGCCTGTGCCAGCCCACTGACATCGTCTGCCGCCTCGATGCCGACGACTGGCTGACAGAGCTCGATGCTCTGGCGATGCTCAACGCGGCGTACATGCACTTCAACGCTGACTGCGTGTGGACCGCCCACCGGTGGGGCTTCAGCGACAAGAACATCAGCGCCAACCTGCCTGACGGTGCGGACCCCTACAAGCACCCGTGGGTGTCGAGCCACCTGAAGACGTTCCGCAAGAGCCTCCTCGACGGCGTCAACGACCAGAACTTCCGGGGTGAAGACGGCAACTACATCCGCCGCGCCGGGGACCAAGCGATCTACCTGCCAGTCCTCCACCAGGCTCGCAAGCGGATCTTCATCCCGCGGGTCATGTACCACTACACCATCAACGACGTCCCGGAGACGTACCAGACCGACGACGCGCGCTTCCAGCGCGACGAAGCCTTGTTCCTCAGGGCGAGAGGGTTCGTGCAATGAGACGGTTCTACCTCCAACGCAACCAGGACGCTTCAGGCGTCTCGGGCCTCGGGCGTGTCGCTGAGGGTTGCCAGTTCGACACGGGCTGGTGCGCACTGGTCTGGCTCACCGAAGAGAGCGCGATGAGCTACTACCCGAGCATCGGTTCTGTCGAACGGATCCATGGCCACAATGGCATGACACAAGTCGTCTGGGTTGACAGCGAGTCCAGCAACGTCGTCATCCAACGGTGAACCCGACCCCTTTGTTGGGGTACGATGGGCACATGCGAGTCTACCTGAATCGGGCACCGGTCTCGGGGCCGTGGGGCGGTGGCAACCTCTTCGTCAGCGCTTTCCACAAGCGTGCGCCGGCACTGTGCGACTTCGTCATCGACCAGACGGGTCGGACGCCGCTCGATGTCATCCTGCTCGCGGGGCTCGACAACGACGGTTACGGCATCAGCGTTGACCAGGCGGTGATGTACAAGATGTACTTCAAGCCCGATTGTCAGGTCGTCCTGCGGGTCAACGAGAACGACGCTCGCAAGGGCACCGACTTCATGGACGAGAAGCTGGTCGCGGTGTCTGAACACCTCGACGGCACCGTCTTCGTGAGCAAATGGCTCCGTGACTACTTCATGGAACGCGGCTGGAGGTGCCAGAACAACACCGTCATCTATAACGGTGTCTCACGCGAAATCTTCGCGCCACAGCCCAAGCTCAACAACGGCAAGGTCAACATCGTCGCCCACCACTGGAGCGACAACCGGATGAAGGGCGCTGACATCTACGAGAAGCTCGATGAATTTGTCGGTGAGAACCCTGACCACTTCACCTTCACGTACATCGGGCGGCACCAGTGCGACTTCAAGCACACCAAGGTCATCAAGCCGCTCGCTGGCAAGGCACTCGGTGAGGAGCTCGGCAAGTACGACCTGTACGTGAGTGCGTCTCGATTCGACCCGGGACCGAACCACATCCTCGAGGCGTTGTCGTGCGGACTGCCCACGCTGGTTCACAAGGACGGTGGCGGTTGCTGCGAGTTCGCGGGACACAACTGCGTGTACTCGACTTGGGACCAGTTGCAGGCGATGTTGGAGTCGGGCGAGCTGCCCGTGCAAGAACCGATCAAGCTTCGAACGTGGCAGGAGTGCGTCCAGGAGTATATTGGCTTCCTGGAGGCAACGTGGAAGGCCACATCAGGTTCTCAGAGCTCCTAGAGCTCCACATCACCAATCAGATCAACAAGAAGTTCGCAAAGGCGACGCTCGACAACGACACCCTTCACCAGATGCGAGACCTGGTGAAGGAGCAGATCTACGGCGTCTTCAAGAAGTCGTCGCACAAGGTCACCGACGACGGGCTGAACTGGCTGTCGAACCAGGTCTTCAAGCACATGCAGCTCAGCACCAAGGACGCTGAGGGCAAAAGCTCGAAGAAGCCCATCAACGAACTCGTGGTCTTCAACGAGTACAAGCTGGACGCTCTGCCGTACAGTGACATCCAGCTCCTGCGCAACCTCTTCAACACCACCCCTTACGGGGCAGAGCTCGAAGAGGAGTACAGGAGAAGGAGCGCCGCATGAGCGAGAAGTCAAAGCTGAAGCCCCAGGAGTTTCACAAGGTCATCTCCCAGCTGTTGGGCGCGAAGCTCAAGCGCTTCGAACCGTCTGATGGCAACAAGCTCGACCTGAACCTGGTCACTTGCGTCGAGATCTACACCGAGATCTTCAACACGATGGTGGAGGTCATCACCACCGCTGAGATCGAGGTGACCAACGAGGGGATGAACTACCTCGCCCAGAACTACTACGACGGCATCCTGATCAACGGGCACCAGGAGCTGGACCCGGACATCTTCACCCAGCGCGCCAAAGTGGAGAACATGGAGACCGAGGAACTGACGTTGCTCGCTGTCCTGTTGTCGGGCACTGACTTCGCTCTTCCGGTGTTGGAAGAGATCAAGAAGCGGCAGTGAAGATCCACCTGGACAACGTCCGCCTGGACGCCCCCACCGGCCCGAACACCTTTGCCAGTCGACTGGCCAAAAAGCTGTTCGAGATGGGACACGAATGCCAGTTTGATGGCAAGGGGGCCGACGTCAGCCTCGTCTTCATCGAACCTTCGGGGGTCCAGCTCGCACCCAAAGTCGTCCAGCGCCTCGACGGCCTGTGGTTCAAGCCGTGGGAGTTCGAGACCAAGAACAGGCGAATCTGTGAGACGTACCACCGCGCTGACTGCATCGTCTTCCAGTCAGAGTTTGACCGCGCCTTCACTGAGCGGCACTGGGCAGTTCGGCCAGCGACAGTCATCGGCAACGGCATCGACATCAACCCGCTCAAAGAACTGACGATCCCCAAGCTCGTCGAAATGCGGTCGACCTACGACCAGATCTACGTCTGCTCCAGCAACTGGCACGCTCAAAAGCGGCTTGAAGCCAACGTCCGGCTGTTCCACCACCTGCGGAAGAAGCACCCGAACTCGTGTCTCATCATCATGGGCAACCATCCCGACTACCGAGCAACGGGTCCCAACATCTTCTACACGGGTCCAGTGGGTCCCGAGGTCTACATGCAGATCTACTCGGCGGCCAACTGGATGCTGCACTTGGCATGGGCCGATCACTGTCCGAACGTGGTCGTTGAAGCCCTGTCACAGGGCACGCCCGTCGTGTGCAGCGAGGTGGGTGGGACCAAGGAGCTCGTCGGCAAGTATGGCAAGGTCCTCCGTGACCAGCCCTACGACTACGAGCTGTACGACTACGACAACCCACCTGCCCTCGACGTCGAGCAGATCGACGACCTGCCCTCCCGCCAGGAGCTGGACTACACCGGCATCGCTGAGGCGATCGACATCAACACAGTAGCGAGACGGTACGTCAAGCTCTTCGAAGAGGTGTGCCGATGAAGAAAGTCTACACGCTACCACCCCAAGAAGACTGGATCGTCGACCGGATGGTCAAGGAGTGGACCGAGGGCAACTCAGACATGGCTGTCTTCACTCCCAAGACCGCTGACGTCGTCTGGCTCTTGGCTGACTGGTGTTGGCAGGGCTTGTGGCACGTGGGCCTGCTCAAGGACAAGAAGGTTCTGACGACGGTCCACCACATCGTGCCCGAGAAGTTCGGACCCACGGAACGAGCTGACTTCGAGCTGCGCGACGAGATCACGACCGCGTACCACGTCTTCAACCAGCACACCTACGACTTCATCCGGCCCCTGACGATGAAGCCCATCCACCTTGTCAAGTACTGGGCGAACCAAAACTTGTGGAGACCCACTGGGACGAAGGAAGAGCTCAGGAAGAAGCACGGGCTCCCGTTGGATGCTTTCCTCGTTGGCTCGTTCCAGAGGGACACCGAAGGCAAGGGCATCGACCAAGGCATCTTCAACCCGAAACTGGAGAAGGGTCCCGATAAGCTCGCTGACTACTTGCAGACCCTGCGAGACTTCCGGCAGAACGCTGCCTACGTTGGTAACCAACGCAACATCCACGTTGTTCTCGCGGGCTGGCGTCGGCAGTACATCATGCAACGCCTCGACCGGGCGACGATCCCATACACCTACTTCGACCGACCCAAGATTGAGGTCATCAATGAGCTGTACCAGTGCCTCGACCAGTACGCTGTCACCGCAAGGCAGGAAGGTGGCCCCCAAGCCCTGATCGAGTGTGGTTTGCTCGGAGTGCCCACCGTGTCGACGCCAGTGGGCATCGCAGAACAGGTGCTGCCACCATCAGCGATCTGTGACAACGTTTTCTCTGCCTCCCCTGCAGTCCCCAACGTGGAAGACTGGAAACTGCCGGGCGGCTTCGAACCCTACCGAGAACTGTTGCAATCCCTGTGACCGTCGCATTTCTCCTCGTCACCTGTTGCCTCGAGCAGTCGAGAGCAGAGATCCTGGCCGAGGTCCTGAAGAACCTGGGTAAGCAGGCGCCGGAACTCCACGAGAAGTTGACAGTCTTCGACAACGCATCGACTGTCCCCGGTGTCGCTGACGTGTTGCGTGACAGCTACACGCACGCGTACCGCTCGGACAGGAACGTCGGATACTGGACGGCGATCGACTGGTGGCTCAACGATTACCTCGTCGATGACCCTCCCCAGTTCACGTACATCATCGAGAGCGACATGATCCACTACAACTTCAACAAGTTGTGGCTGGCGGCGGAGTACCTGCAGAAGAACCCCGACGTCGGTTCGTGCCGGCTCCACCAGTACTCTGTCGCTGACCGTCACCTCTACAACAAGGACGCTCCCCGACCCGACAGCAAGCGCAACCTCTGGCAATCGCACACCAACCGGGTGACGGGCCAACCCGTCAAGATCGATCACTCAGAAGGCGACATCTGGTCGACGACGTTCCTGACGCAGCTGCCGGCGCTGAACCGGTACTTCGCAATGAAGTACGCTTTCGGTGTGCTTAGAGCAAAGGGCCAATTCACGGAGCTCGACTTCCAACGAGAGTACTGGCAGATGTACCAGAGGACAGCGATCCTTGACGGTGGCATCTTCCACTGCGACCTGAACCCGTACAACGCGGGCAAGCTGACAGGTTCGTGGTCATCTCCAGAACAACTGCGTCAGATCGGTTACCAGACCACGCGAGTTGCGTCGATCACGCCACGTGACCAGTACACCGTCACGCATCTGTGATACGATCTGGGCGATGCCTGGGATCCTCATTTTCGGCGGGACTGGTTCTCTCGGACGCAAGCTCATCGAACGCATGCTGCCGACCGAACGAGTCGCAGTCTACTCACGTGACGAAGCAAAACACTGGACGATCAGGAATGAGCTGTCGGCTGGGCCCCTAGCGGACAAGCTGGGCAACCTGCAGTTTTTCGTCGGTGACATTCGAGACCCACACCGTGTTCGTGACGTCATCAGGCAGTACCAGCCTGACACCATCATCATCGCTGCGGCACTGAAGCAGGTCGACACCTGCGAGCTGAGCCCGAGCGAGAGCGTGCTGACCAACCTGGTCGGTGCCCAGAACGTGATCGATGCGGTGAACACTCCACCGAATCCGGTGAGGACCGTCCTGTTCGTCAGCACTGACAAAGCGTGTTCTCCCGTCAACGTCTACGGCATGTGTAAGGCGATCTCGGAACGAGTCGTCACCAGCCAGGCTCGGACAGGTTTCTCGAACGTCAGGTATCTGGCCGTCAGGTACGGCAACGTGCTCGAGTCACGTGGCAGCATCATCCCGTTGTTCAAACACCAGGGCGAGCACGGTGAGTTCCTGACCGTGACAGATCCTGCGATGACACGGTTCGTCATGACGTTGGACGACAGCGTCAACCTCATCAAGAAGGCCCTCAACAAGGGCAAGACGGGTGAGACGTGGATCCCTCGTTTGCCAGCTATGAGGATCGGTGACCTGGCCGACGTCTTCTCCCGGCGCTACAACAAACCCGTCAAGATCATCGGGTTGCGACCCGGCGAGAAACGTGACGAGGACCTGATCAACGAGAGCGAGAGCGTCAGGCTCCGTGGCCTCGATGACGATGGCGCGTACTACGTGCTTGGCCCTGCCTTCGAGTCTGGCAACCACCCCGCATTCACGTACTCCAGCAACCATGAAGTGATGTCTTGCGAACAACTGGAACAACACCTCACCAATTTGGGCATCCTCGACAAACCGCTCGACCAGTTCAAGGGCCTGGCCATCGAAGAGATCGTCACCAACCGGAAGGAATGACATGAAGACGTACCCGCTGTTCAAGGTCCATGTGCCGAAGGCGGACGCTCTGGCCGAGCTGGGCAAGGTGTTCGATTCAGGCTTCATCAACGAGGGTCTTCAGGTGACGGCGCTGACGGAGGAGCTGTCAGCATACTTGGGCAGCAACCACTTGATCCTGACCAACAGCTGCACCAGCGCATTGTTTCTGGCGTTGAAGCTCGCCGGGGTTGGTCCGGGTGATGAGGTCATCAGCACACCCATGACTTGTGTGGCGACCAACGCGGCGATCGCCATGACGGGTGCAAAGATCGTCTGGGCTGATGTTGACCCAGAACACGGCATGCTTGACCCCTACAGCGTCATGGAAAAGTGGACTCCCAACACCAAGGCGGTGATGGCAGTGGCCTGGGCAGGCACCCCGCCCAACATGTTCATGTTGCAGAGGTTCTGCAAGGCTGCGAACATCAAGCTGGTCCTCGATGCCGCGCACGCGTTCGACGCTCACTACAGGGGACAACCCGTTCACGAATGGGCCGACTACACATGCTACTCATTCCAGGCTATCAAGCACTTCACCACGGGTGATGGTGGAGCGCTCATCTGTACCGACGAAGCTGACTACAGACGTTCCAAGTGCCTCAAGTGGTTCGGCCTCGACCGTGACCGGAGCAAGGATGCGAACGGCAACTGGAAGGGCCAGCAGTGGGACGTTGACATCGAAGAGATCGGCTACAAGTTCAACATGAACAACGTCTGTGCCGCCATCGGCCTGTCGCAAATGGAACACATCGATCACATCATGGGTCGGCACCGTTGCAATGCAGCACTCTATGACGAACTATTCCGCGGTTGCACCACGGTTCGCCCCGCCAAGCGACCCGATGGAAGCGAGTCCAGCTTCTGGGTCTACACCATGAAGGTCGATACCGAGCGTAGCAAGCTCCAACGTGACGACTTGCTCAAGGCTCTCAACGCCGAGAAGATCATGGCGGGTGTCGTCCACGTGCCCAACGATGCTTACACCTGCTTCCAGGACATCCAGGACTCAGGGCTGAAGGGCTTGCAGTCATTTGCACCGAACCAGTTCTCGTTGCCTTGTGGCTGGTGGCTTGAGGAAGACGACATCCGTCACATCGCTCAACGTGTCAAGGAGCTGACGAAGTGAAGATCGAAGTCCCCGACCAGTACTACCTTCGTCCGGTCGAAGACGCAGACCACGAGTTCCTCGTTGACCTGCACAACGATCCGACTGTCCTGCACAACCTGACCCACCCCGAACCCATCACCATGGAACAACACCTCCGTTGGTGGGAACGTGTCAAGTCGGACCGGCGCCAGCTGCGACTGGTCTTTGTCGCTGATGGAAAGCGTGCAGGTCTGACGAAGTTCTACGACTACGACGCGATGAACCGGACCATCGTCCTCGGCGCAGACATTCACAAGGACTTTAGGGGCAAGGGCCTCGCTAAGTACATGTGGACGCTGATGCTCGAACGGTGTTTCGATGGGTTCCAGGTCCACCGCGCAAGCCTGACAACGGCCTCATACAATGAGATCGGGCAGCGCGTCTACAAGAACCTGGGTTTCAAAGAAGAGGGTCGAATGATCGAGTCTCTGTACCGAGACGGCCGATTTTACGACCAGATCTGCATGTACATGACCGAGCGTGATTGGGAACGAAGATGACTGAACCACTTCCCCGCATCTTCGTCGGCACGATGTACACCCAAGAAGGGGAGTTCGAGGGCTGTCTCAAACAGATCCGAGCCCAGAAAGACGTCGTCGTCAGTCACGTCATCATCGCCAATATGAAGGAGAAAGAGGCTCACAACGCTCTATGGCACGCTTGGCGTCACCAGGGACCCAGCCACGATCTCTTCGTCAAAGTAGATGCTGACACGATCCTGTCGTCTGTCCACACGTTGTGGATGATCTGGGAACAGTTCAAAGCCAATCCCCGCGTCACGGGCCTGCAGGCGCCTCTGCACGACTACATGACCGACAGCTTGATCAACGGGCTCAACGCGTTCTCGACCAAAGTCGTTTTCAACGACACCCAAGACGAACTTTACTGCGATCGCAAGGTCGACACCAACCACGACATCATCCTTCGGGAAAAAGACCTGCCCGCTTCGCTGAAGCCCGCCGGGTTCCATTGCTGGAACTCCACTGACCAGCAGGCGTTCCATTTCGGGCTCCACCGGATGTTGAAAGGTCAAACAACGACGATGGATCAGGTCTTCAACGCTTGGGTCCGAGACCGTGACCGAACGCGCCTGTTTGCTCTCATCGGGGCTCACATGGCCCCTCGGTTCACCGCGAGCCGTAAGTTCAACTACACCGATCCTGAGTTTGTTGCGGCATTTGAAGAAGCGTCATCTCGGTATGACGAGCTCCTAGCCCACTACGATAGTTTGGTGAAGTGATGAGGATCTTGCAGCTGGTCGACACCATCGAGTACATCGAGTCAAACTGCTTCCAGCATCAGCTCTTGAAGAGCCTGCGCCAGGTCGCACAAGTCGAGAGCTGCACTCTGGCTGGCGTCGAGCGCGCGCTGGACATGGGCAACCGTCCGGTCGTTTGTTGTTTGAAGCAGCGTTCATTGGCCCGAAGCCTGGACATGCTCGAGCACCATCTGGGTAGCACGCCCGTGGTCATCTACGACCAGGACCCATGGCAAGCATATATCGACGATCCCTCGTATGTGGGTCGCGGGGTCTACGAACGGGCCGTCGAACAGCTCAACGTCAAGGCCATCTGTGTCACCACTCAATGGTGGGCTGACTTCCTGAAAGAACGCGGTCTGCCTGCCGTCTTCGTCCGGATGTGGATGCTGCCCGAGTACTGCGATGCCAAACCCACCTATGAAGAGCGGTCGATCCCGGTGGGATTCGTTGGCACCGTCCACCCACACCGCCAGAAGCTGTTCGACCAGCTCGAGGACCTGGGTGTTGTGGTCAACGTCCAGAAGGGTGGCCTCTCGTACTGGAACTACCTGAAAGAGCTGTCGAACATCCAGGTCTTCATCCACAGCGAAGACAGCCCGATCACCTGCGAGGGGAAAGAGCTGAACCTGAAGGACTCGTTGTGGATCAAGGACGTTGAGGCAGCGGCTCGTGGGTGTTTCACCATCCGCAACGCAGGGGCGGGAGCAGACACCTACTACAGCGGTTGCAAGACGACGTTCCTCTACGAAGATCCCAAGCAAGTGCTCGACATCCTGGATCGCATCCAGAAAATGGATCCGCGCGAGAGGCAGTCCCTTATCGACGAGACGGTCGGGTACATCTGGGGGTCAAACAGGTGGGAAGAGACGGCCCGCACGTTGGTTACCTTGGCGGCAACGGAGGAAGCATGAAGATCGGGTTCATGGGGCTGGGGAAGCTTGGCCTCCCCTGCGCACTGGCAGTGGAAGCAGCGGGTCACGAGGTGGTTGGGTTCGACCCCAGCCATCACGTATCAAACATCCTCAAAACGAGGAAGCTCACCTACGTTGAGGAGGGCGCGCAGCCCCTCCTGGACAAGACCAACATCAAGCTGGTCGAGCCTCTGGAGATGGTCAAGACCTGTGACCTGATCTTCGTCGCAGTCCAAACGCCCCACAACCCGAGGTACGAGGGCGTGACCCGCCTGCCTGCAAAGCGTGTTGACTTCGACTACACCTGGTTGAAGCAGTCGATCACGCAGCTGGCCGACGCCGCCATCCAGGAAGCGAAGCCGACTCGGGTTGTCGTCATCTCCACCGTCTTGCCCGGGACCATCGAACGTGAGATCTACCCGATCATTGACGCTTTCGGCGGCTTCCTCAAGCTGTGCTACAATCCCTTCTTCATCGCGATGGGGACCACGATCCGGGACTTCACCCACCCCGAGTTCGTCCTTTTCGGTGTCGACGATCCTGATACAGCCTCGTTGGCCGAGAGCTTCTACAAGACCCTCCACGACCGGCCCTTCTACAAGACGGGCATCAAGGAAGCCGAGCTGATCAAGGTCGCTTACAATACCTTCATCAGCACCAAGATCGCTTTCGTCAACACGTTGATGGAGGTGTGTCACAAGACAGGCGTCAACGTAGACGCGGTGACAGATGGCTTGAAGTTGGGTACCGAACGCCTGATCAGCCCACGCTACCTGACCGCCGGCATGGGCGACGGTGGTGGGTGTCACCCACGCGATAACATCGCTCTGTCGTGGCTGGCGCGGAAGCTGGAGATGGGCTTTGACTTCTTCGAGTGCATCATGTTGCAGCGTGAGCGCCAGACTGAATGGTTCGCCGACATCATCGAAGACGAGCGGAATGCCGAGGGCAACCGACTACCCGTCATCATCTTGGGCGAGTCGTTCAAGCCGGAGACCAACTTGGTGGTTGGCTCGCCCGCGGTGCTCCTTGCCAACGTGCTCCGTGAGCGCAGCCTCGATCCCAAGCTGGTCGACCCCATCGTCCACCCCGAACAACAGGAGTGGGTCGATAGCCCAAAGCTCTGGTTGGGCAAAGCCATCTACTTCATCGGGACCCGTCACCAGATGTTCTCGCAGATGGACTTCCCACCTGGATCCGTTGTCATCGATCCACACCGGTTCGTCAAAGACCAGGACGCAGGCGTCAAGGTTGTCAAGCTGGGAGCGGGTGAGTGATGGACGGCGTGCTTGTCTCAGTGCTGGTTCCCACGCGGAACCGTGTCGAGATGCTGGAGAAGTCGTTGAGGTCGTTGATCGACACCGCTGACCTCAAGCTCGGCCGGCAGTACGAGATCATCCTTCGCCTCGACGACGACGACGAGGCCACCCAACGTTGGCTTGAGAGCCACCCCGACCTGTGGACGACTTTCGTCCACGGCCCTCGCGGGAACGGATACGCTGACCTCCACGCCATGTACAACGAGATGTGTTTGCTGGCAAGGGGACAGTTCCTGTTCCTGTGGAACGATGACGCGGTGATGAAGACACCTGGGTGGGACCTCGAGATCTCACGTCACAACGATGGAAAACCTTGCTACCTTCGTTCACAGGTGGATGACGGCAGGGGCCGCGACGCTCACCTGTTCCCGATCGTCCACCGGTCGTGGTACGACGCATGCGGGCACTTCTCGATGTCGCCCCACAACGACACCTACCTCTACAGCGCATTCAGCAGCCAGCCGCAGCTGTTCCGGGACACTGACATCGTTGTTCAACACAATGCCCTTCAGAACTTGAACGACCTCACCAGCATGGAGGCGCAGAAGTGGTGGCCCACAACGAAGAAGGGTTGGGACAGCCCCGAGGTACAAAACGCACTGGCAGAAGACATCAAGCGTCTAGCAGAACTGGTGAAACAGCACAGTTGATCCGGTGTAGAGTGAACACATGCTGATGGGCAGTTCTTTGCTACCCGCGATCATCAGGATCGGAACGAAGGACGTCCAACTGGGCGACATCGTCAGACGGGCGTTCGCTGACAGCGGATTGACCGTAGACGAATGGAATGCTCTCAAAGAGCTAACACGTGAACACCTTCTAGCGCGGGTAGTCTATGAGATGCGTGACGAAGCTGACAAGGAGCAAGCATGAAGAGCATCGCGGTCATCGGTCAGGGGTTTGTCGGCGGGTCGCTGACCACGGTCTTTTCAGAACGTGGATTCGATGTCTTCACGTATGACAAGGCTGGAAAACTGGCTTCGGGTGGCGTGCCAAATTGGCAGTTGTTCAACGGTGATTGGAAACATCCTCCGTCGTCAGTGACCGAGCTAGTGTCACGGTGCCAATCGATGGGCAAGTCCTTCAGCGGCGTCTATTTCGTCTGTCTTCCTACCCCTATGTTTGAAGATGGCGAAGCTGACCTGTCGATCGTCGAGGGAGTGCTGAAGGAGCTGGCTGACGCTGGCGGACCTGACCGTATCGCAATCGTCAAGTCTACGGTCCCGCCGGGTTCGACCGAGCGTTGGAACAAGCAGTTCGAAGGAACAGGCCTCCACATCGTCTTCAATCCTGAGTTCTTGACCGAGGCCAACGCCCTCAACGACATGCGTAACCAGGACCGCATCATCCTCGGCGGGCCGCGCCCGTGGATCAACACGGCCAAGCTCATCTTCCAGACAGCCTTCCCTGGGATCCCAGTCATCAAGACGTCATCGACGACGGCAGAGATGGTGAAGTACACCATCAACTGCTTCTTGTCAACCAAGGTGGCTTTCGCCAATGAGATGGCACAGCTCATCGAAGCTCTGGACAACAAGGGCCTCAACGTTGACTACGACAAGGTCGTCGAGTACGCCAAGCTCGACAAGCGTCTCGGGAACAGCCACTGGGCTGTCCCAGGTCCCGTACCCACCCACGACGGGCGTTACGTACGTGGTTTTGGCGGCCACTGCTTTCCCAAGGATTTGAACGCCCTGGTCTATGTCGCAGAGCAACTGGGTGTGGACATGAAGGTGCTAAAGGGCGCCTGGGCCAAGAACCTCGAGGTGCGTCCGCCGGAGGACCGCGACTGGGAGCACATGCAGGGACGTGCTGTCAGCAAGAAGAACAAGTGAAACGCCCGTACTGCGCCCTGGCGATGGTGAAGAACGAGGGCATCTTCATGCCCTTCTGGCTGAAGCACTACGCACGGTTCTTCGAGCCACAAGACCTGTACGTTCACAGCGACGGGTCAACCGACAACACTGAAGACCAGTGCAGAGCAGCGGGCGTCAACTTCTATGCCATCATCCCGGGCACCATCCCGGTGGGCAAGAACGACAGGTACATCAAGATCATCATCCAGCAGCTGCTCGAGAAGTATGACTGCGTCCTGTTCGCTGAGTCG